AAATCACATTACGCCCAATAGTAGATTTGATTGAGAGCGATACTAATCCAGATATCGGTCACACCAATTATCAATACGTAGCAGGTAAGCAAAGACTAAGCATGTTACGCAAAGACGTTTATGGAAGTTATACCCCGCCCAGTTTATATACTATCGTAAAGAAAAATGTTGAGTTAGGATTGTATACTAGTGATTTATTATTATGGTATACTGAAGAAGATTTCAATAAGATGGATGAGTTCATAGACCATGAAAAAGATGAACAGTATTCATATGCAGCCATAGAACAATTGATTGAGAAATATCTTGTTCGCAATCGTGCTACAAAGGAAATTTATGAGACACCTCAAGTTCGCTACATGGTCGCCGCTGCGACTGTTTTCCATAATGAAGAAAAAAATCAAAGACTACGATACATCAAGGACTATTACATTTGCGCCAGTGACGGATTATTTACTTTGGCTACTCCTGTATTGGCTGGTCTTGGGACTCCTACTAAACAATTTTCTAGTTGCGTTCTTATTCGCAGCGATGACGATCTTGATAGTATTTTTGCTAGTGGAGAGATGATGGCAAAGTATGCTAGCAAACGCGCTGGCATTGGTCTAGAGATCGGTAGATTGCGCCCACTAGGTAGCCCTATTCGCGGCGGCGAAGTAATGCACACGGGTATGATACCATTTCTAAAGAAGTGGTATGGTGATCTACGTTCATGCTCACAGGGCGGCATACGTAATGCTAGTGCTACAATATTCTACCCAATATGGCACTATCAGTTTGACGATTTGATCGTATTGAAGAATAACCAAGGAACTGATGAGACTAGAGTGCGTCATATGGACTATGGCGTAGTACTATCAGCATTCTTCTTCAAAAGGTTCAAAAACCGTGAAAATATAACGTTTTTTGACCCCAACGAAGTTCCTGATTTATACGAGGCTTTCTACTCAAATACTCAGAAGTTTGAAGAACTTTACGTCAAATATGAAAAACGTAAGGATTTACGCAAAAAGACCATGAGTGCTGAAGAAGTGTTCAAGGGCGGTATATTGAAAGAAAGAACGGACACTGGAAGAATATACCTTGTATTCATTGACAATGTGATGAACCAGGGTCCGTTTGATCCAGAATATCATACGATCTATCAAAGCAATCTATGTTGCGAGATATTGCTTCCAACTAAGCCCTTCAAGCGATTGGACGATCCAGATGGTCGTATCGCATTATGTACATTGGGTAGCATCAACTGGGGTGCGTTTAGAAACCCAGAAGATATGCGTAGAGCATGTCGCATACTACAACGTAGTTTGTGTAATATCCTTGACTATCAGGACTTCTTGTCAATACAAAGCAAGTTGAGTAACGATGAAATACAACCATTAGGAATTGGTGTTACTAATCTTGCTTATTGGCATGCCAAACGTGGCATGAAGTATGGCGAGAGTGATAGTCTACAAGAAGTCAAAACGTGGATGGAGCATCAAGCATATTACTTGACAGAAGCCACAGTAGAACTCGCAAAAGAGCGCGGCAAGTGTGTTGATAGCGATAAGACACGATATGGTCAAGGTGTGTTCCCCTGGGAGCTACGCGCACCAGGAGTCAACAAACTTGCAAACTTCAAGCCTGAACTAGACTGGGAACCACTCAGAAATGAGATGAAACAACATGGCGTAAGAAATGCTACATTGATGGCAATCGCCCCTGTAGAAAGTTCAAGCGTGGTAATCAACAGCACGAACGGCATTGAATTGCCTATGTCATTGATTAGCACAAAAGAAAGCAAGGCTGGTAGTTTCACACAAGTCGTTCCCGAATACAACAAGTTGAAGAATAAATATCAACTCATGTGGGATCAAACTGATTGTGCTGGCTATTTGAAAACAGCAGCAGTATTAGCAGCATATGTTGATCAAAGTATTTCAACTAATACGTTCTATAATCCTGCACACTTTGAGGGACGTAAAGTACCTAGCACATTGATCGCAAAGAATTTGATGTTAGCGCATCAATATGGACTAAAGACTTTTTATTATAGCCTAATCAATAAGGCTGGTGCTAAGGCAACTGAAGAAGTACAACAAACTGTTCAGCCTGTTGTAGAGGATGTCAGTGAAGAAGATTGCGTGAGTTGTAAGTTATAAACAGCAAAGAAACAAAAAAGTTTGCGTGGTTTCCTGTTAGAGTTACAAGCGGCAAAATAGTTTGGATGAATTGGTATTATGAGCATACTATGTTGTATGATCCTAATACTCTAAAGCCGCCTCTAATAGGATATCATTATATGTGGAATGAAACAACACAGGAACGTGTTTGGCGATTACTAAAGGAATAGTATTATGTTAGAAACAATTTGTGATATATTAGTTGATGCTTACAAGCGTAATTGGATCACAAGCCGTGACGGCAATGTAAGCATACGCCATCATGACCGAGACTACTTTTATGTCACACCAAGCGGTGTTCGTAAGCAAACATTACAGCCAGATCAATTTAAAAAGATCGGTATCGTAAAAGAAGCAGTAAACCGTAATGTAAGCCTATATAGCCATACTGTATTAGATTATACTGATATCAGTAATAAACTAAAGCCTAGCGGTGAGTTGCCTATGCATTTTGGATTACAAAAAGAATTAGGACAACATAAAAACGATGTTCGTGTTGTAGTACATATACATCCTACATATATCGTAGCAGCGATGCACGCCGGCATACAATTAGATAAACTTGTAAAAGATTTTCCAGAGTTGGGCCGCTATACAAAAGTTGCACCCAATGTTCCTGATGTTGCCCCAATCAGCGAAGAACTAGCACAGGGCGTACATAATAATCTAAGTCTTGACAAAGATGGTTATACTAAGTATGATATCGTAGGAATAAAAGGACATGGAGTAGTAAGCATAGATACTAGTCCCTGGCGTGCCTACGAACATATAGAAAGATTAGAGCATATCTGTAAGATAGTACTAGCATCAGGAAATTATTAGAAAAATGAAAATAGGAATATTTGGAGATAGTTTTGCTGATCCAGGCAATGAAACAAGACGCACAGCAGAATACAGTTGGTTTAATATTTTTGCTGGAAAATTAAATGAAACTTGTAGTATAGACTTTCATGGATTAGGAGCAAGTTCTCTATTTTTTTCCTATGAAAAATTTTTAAATTATTATCAAAATTATGATTTAATTATTTTTTGTGTTACAGGGGCATCAAGATATCCTAAAGCAATTACTCTATCTGATGGTCATATTAGAAATTATTGCAGTTTAGGGGCCGTAGAAAATGCCTATAAAATATTAGGTAATAAAATTACAGAAGATGATAAAAGAACATTAAATCATTTAACAGGCTATTTTATAATGTCTGTAGACGACTATAACAAGACAGCAAGCGATCTTATGCTTAATCATATGAATACTTTGCACTCAAATATTATGTTTTATCCTAATTTTACGGACAGTTATAAAAAGGAACGCTTTGAACAGGAAAAAATACCTGAAAATTATGTATTATTTGAAATGTATAAGAGACAATTGAAACTTATGAATATTGATGAGACTTGTAATAAAGAAGAAAAGAATACAATAGTTGGACATTTAGTACATGAATATAACGAATTTTTTGGAAATTTATTATATAAAAAATATAAAACTGGAATTTGGGATTTTACTGGCTACGATGAAATTATAAAAATAAAAATGCCAAACGAATATTATTATCAATTTTAAGGAATTAACATGAGCAAAGAACAATATAACTTAAAAACTAAAACTGATTATTTAAATCGCAAAATGTTTTTGGATCCAAAAGGTCCAGTAACCATTCAACGATTTGAAGAAGTAAAATATAATAAACTACAGAAATTAGAACAAACAGCCCGCGGTTTCTTTTGGGTTCCTGAAGAAGTCAGTCTAACAAAAGATGCTAATGATTTCAAAGAAAGTAGCGAAGCAGTAAAACATATCTTTACTAGTAACTTACTACGCCAGACTGCGCTTGATAGTTTACAAGGTCGTGGACCTAGTCAGATATTCACTCCGGTCATTAGTTTACCAGAACTAGAAGCATTGGTATACAACTGGACATTCTTTGAGACAAACATTCATAGCCGTAGTTACAGCCACATCATTCGCAATATTTATAATGTGCCTAAAGATGTTTTCAATAGCATTCACGATACAAAAGAAATTGTTGACATGGCAAGTAGTGTTGGCAAGTATTATGATGACCTACATTTACTAAATTGTAAAGTTGAAGCAGGTGAAAAGGTTAAAGAAAGTGAACATATCAAAGCGATTTGGTTAGCACTTAACGCAAGTTACGCACTTGAAGCATTTAGATTCATGGTGAGTTTTGCTACCAGCCTAGCAATGGTTGAAAACAAATTGTTTATCGGTAATGGCAACATTATCAGTCTAATATTACAAGACGAACTATTACACAAAGAATGGACTGCTTGGTTGATCAATCAAGTTGTCAAAGAAGATGTTCGTTTCGCAAAAGCAAAAGAACAATGCGAAAGCGAAGTTTATCAAATGTATATGGACGTTATCCGTGAAGAAAAAGATTGGGCAGACTATCTATTCAGTAAGGGTAATGTTATTGGATTGAACGCAAATATTCTAAAAGATTTCGTTGATTATACAGCCGCCACAGCACTCAAAGAGATTGGTATCAAGTACCAACATCACGCACCAAAGATCACACCGATCCCTTGGTTCAATAAGCATAGTGATACGAGCAAGAAGCAAACAGCATTGCAGGAAAACGAAAGCACTAATTATGTGATTGGTGTTATGAGCGATCAACTAAATTATGACGACCTACCGTCATTATAATATATAAAGTAATAAGGAGAATATATGCAAGCAGTAATATGGAGCAAGGATTTTTGCGGCTATTGCGACCTAGCCAAAAGACTACTAGAACAAAAGGGCATCAAGTACGAAGAACGCAAGATTGGTAGTGGTTGGACAAAAGAACAATTATTAGAAAGTGTACCTACAGCACGAACAGTACCGCAGATATTTTTGGATGATAAACTTATCGGTGGACATGACGATTTGATAAAATATTTCAATGAGGTAAAATAAAATGGATATCACAAAAGACGAGATTTACACATTCAAACTAAACAGCGGCGAAGAATTGATAGCTAAAGTAGTTGCTGTGTCAGATACACACTATACCATATCAGAACCAGTCAGTATTGGTCCTAGCCCGCAAGGTGGTCTTGGATTAGTCCCTAGTTTGTTCACCTATAATAACCGAGAAAATGTCAGACTAAATACTAGTAGCCTAGCACTAGTAGCCCAAACTGACGATAATGTAAAGACGAAGTACATTGAAGCAACGACTGGTTTACAAGTGCCTGGTAAGAAAGTATTACTAGGATAAGGAAATGTCCGGAAAAAAACTCAGTAGAAAAGGGGACAAAAATACAACAGGTGGAGTATTACAACAGGGATGTAATACAGTTTTTGCTAATAACAAACCAGTAGCGACACATCCTAATAAAATTACCCCGCATAGTCCTCCTTCGCCTAGCATTCATAAAAATGCAGTCACTACAGATGGTAGCCCTAGTGTTTTTGCTGAGAATAAACCTGTTGTACGTGTTGATAGCAAAAATAATTGCGGTCATAAAATTGTTGAAGGAAGCGAGAACGTTTTCGTTCCATAACATATGTCAGATACAGGTATACAAAGCCCCTTAGGTATAAATGTTACAGCCTCAATGATACTTAATGAAGGCTTAAGTATCAATCCTGTTGCTCAACGTTTAATAGGCTCAAGCAAAACTAATAGTGAATATACTCCTGGATCAATCATCAATGATACATGCTTATCTTGGGTTACTCAAGCGGTTCAAGCAGCATATTATAGTAATGGTTTTAGTGAAGATGGATTAAATCCTACTGAAGTAGTTGCTGATTTAGTTGGAATAACAAATTATCTAGGTATATTAACAGTTAAAAAAATTAATAGGGGCGGAATAATTCCTAGAAATTATTTTGTAACTGATGATATGGCAGTCATATTGCCCAGCAGTCAAATGACGGGACTTGGTGCCAGATTTGAAATTACAGAAATCGGCGACACTGATTGGGCTTTACAAGATATAGATGGGCAACCACCATTCAGTGAAGATATGAAGAAAAATGCACAGTATGTGATTGCTGTGCAACCTAATCCAGATACAGGCATCGTTACTAATTTTATGCCTTTTGGTGCCCCGAATAATGATGTAGGTACAGTATTTCAATGTACTGTAACAGAACCTGCTATACCAGGATATAAACAAGGTCAAGTTAAAAAATTAGGTTATAGTGTCGGCACGATGATTAGATCCAACGGTAGTGGATTAAATTATCCTATAGAAGGAAAAGGCAAGGCATCATCATTACAATTTTATATCGGTAATTTGATTTCCGGTGATGGCAACACTCCAGGCAGCCAATGGCAGGTATATTTCTTAGACCCAGGCACAGGCGCACCAGGTAAATGGTGTTTAAATTATACACCTGATGTTGCTGAATACATGAATTTTACAGATTATACGTTTAGATTTTATGTAAATAATCTAACTTATTATAATTCTAACATTGACAAGGCTACATATGATAATTTGTTAGCGATGGGACAAAGTAGAATACCGGCATTATCAAATAGTCTACCACCGACATATCTTGTTAATGATCCAAGTAATGTATGGCAAGGTCAAGCGACGAGCGGATATGCTATTGAAGGTGATGTTGGTCAAGGACAAGAAGCAACTTGGTTTCCCTACAATACCGATAACAATAATTATTCTGTGACACAATGGGGCTTTTTACGTTGTCTTGCTTTACAAGCATGGAATGTTTTCAATTGGCAAGGTTCAAGCCCGCTTGATGAAAATCCCGAATATAAAAATTATGCTACACAATTTTTAAACTTAGATGGGTTTATTGAACAATCTAACAAAGCAATTTTTTCTTTAAGAAACTCAGTTAACTTCCTAGAAGGTACATTCAGTAATATGAATGATTTAATTACCGGTGACATTACTGGAGTCAGTTTATCAACACAAGCATTTGGACAAGACTTGACTAACTTAGGAAGAGCATTGAATTTAAATGAAATTAGTACATTTGGAAAACCAAGCGGGTTACTTAAAACTTTGTTGATAGAAAATGCATTAACTCAGGCTGTAACATTAGCGTTGCGTTCAGCAGGATTGACCCAGCAAGAAATTGTTGATATTTCTCAAAATTTAATTACTGCTAATCAAAAACAAGAATTACAAATATATTCAGCATTTTTAGTTATAGGAGAAACGGATCTAAAACCAATATTAAAAATATTACAATGCAAGACAAAAAAACTTGTAAGATTGGCAGACTTATTAGATGTTAAAAAAATGTTTCCTATAAGTTATACAAGTTTAACGGTACCGATTTATAACACTTCTCCTGGACCTACTAATAGTAAAACATATTACTTACTGTATGTTGACCGCGAATTGAACCCTCAGTTGTTATTGCCAAAAATTAAAGAAATAGTAGGAACAATAACTCCTCCAGAACAACCGCCTGTTGTAGAGCCGCTACCGATAGTTCCTATAATAGAAACAGCGAGAGAATTGTTGGCACCTGCAGTTCCTGTTGTGGATGCTCCACCGCAGCAAGTTGTAGATTTAATACCTACAACTCTACCTCTTCCAGAAGTACCAGCCCCCGAACCTCCAGTACCGGCACAATTGCCTGTTCAAGAACCTATTCAGATAGGAGGTGGTGGAGGTTGCGTAGCACTAGAAAGTTTTGTACCATTAGTAGAGACAGAGAAGAAGCACAACAATCGCCCAATCACTAATGCATGGATGCTAGAAAGTGGTATAAAGATTAGTTTAGGTACAGAACAATTAGAGATCGTAGATGGCAAGGTAGTCAAAACATTAAACGATTATCAGCCTTGTGTGCGTATTAGCACGGCAGATGGTATAACACTTGTATGCAGTACAACTGCTCCTATATTTACAAAAGACAAAGGATTTATTCCATCAACACAAGTATATGGACAACGTGTAGCAGTCATGCGCAACGGACGTACTTGGTACGATGAAGTTGTTGGACTAGAAGATGTTGGTATGAAATTTGTGCGTGTGATTGACGCAGGCAATAATAGTTTCTGGGCAGGTGAACGTCCAGGATCCTATATACTACACCATAACGTACCAATCAATGATGATATGACCAACGCGAAGAACTAATATGGCAGATCAATTAAATTTTAATTTACCCCCGGAAGGATTTGATAGTTATCTTGCGGGAATATTACCTGAAAATTTAGGGGTAGCAGCAGGTGCATTTTCTACAAGTATGCAACAAGTTAAAAATATTGACACTGTAGATATTCAAACTTTTGCAAAAACGGTTTATAGTCTAGAAACAAATAATGGATTACCATTAACAAACGGAACAAATGTCCCTACAGATGCTTTTATAACTGACGCTGCATTAAGAAAAGTTGCGCTGGGCTCAGGATTATACGGAACATATACACACAGTGATTTTATAGGTTCAATGACCGCTTTGCCTTATCCATTGCAGGATATCTATAATGGTATCAAAGAATTGCAAACTGATACGTTAATAAACATTTATAAAGAAATTTGGGAACTTTGCACTTATAGTAGGGCCATTATCAATATCACATTTAGTCAACTGGACGAATTTAACAATCCATTACCTCCTGAAGAATTTAGAATTACAGGTGCGAGTGTACTATATCCAGGTGGAGGATATGATCCAAATAGTCCTCCTCTTTTAAATCAAGAACAAATTCAACCTACTCCACAAATAGGTACATTGACAGTAGGCAGTGATCCAAATGATCCAGCTACATATAAAAGAATAACAAGTGTGACCTTACTTCCTGCTTATCAAAATGCAATCATTACAGG